GCGTCGATGAGAACGACAACCCGGCCATGACCGCTTTTTGCGGACTGCTGGAAGGGCTGATCGACGCCTACGGGTGCAACATCATTTTGCTGCACCACTCCAACAAGACCAGCGGCGATCTCATCGAAGACCCCAAGGAACTCGCCAAGGCATTGACCCAGACGGCCATGCGCGGGGCATCCGCCCTTGCCGGGAGCATCCGGTGGGGGATGCTGGTTGCGCCTCTGGGGGCGGCCCTCGCCCAGAAGCGGATCGGTGAATCCGCCACCGGGAAATACGACGGAGCGTTTCTCGCCGTGCGCGTCGGCAAGAAGAACAGCGGCGGCCCGGAGCCCCGCTATTACCTCGGGCGTAATGAGCACGGCTTGCTCTATCGTGTAGACCCCGATGCGCGGCAGGAAGAGAACGACGTGATTTGGGATGCCCACCAGCTTGCGGAAGAGGTGGAGCGTCGGCAACGCGCAGGGGAAAAGCCGCTGAGCGCAACTAAGGGTGGGCAAGAGGCTTTTGGGTGGGGAATTTCCCGTTCCAACAGGGCACGAGAACGGGCCGTACAGATGGGTCTCGTGATTGAAATTAGGACTCCGGGCAAGAAGGGGAAAATCCTTTCCGTTCCTCCTCCAAGTTCCGAAAGTTCCGATAGTTCCGAGCACCCCGGAACTTAGAGGAAAAATATATTATCCTGAACAGTTAGTATGAAAGTTCCGGGAGCAAAGTTCCAAGCCCCCGGAACTTAGAAAAAAGTACAATGATTACAGTAAAGTTCCGAAAGTTCCGAAAGTTCTATTCTAAAGAATACCCAGAGGGTGGAACTTTCCCCGTTCCACCTCTGGGGTATTTAGTCTTTAGAAAGCTGCAAAATGGAACTTGCCAGCCAAGAAATGGGGGATCACATGCACAAGTTTTCTTTCAAAGAGTGGAGCATACAAGTTGTACCTGCCAAAGGGTCTGAGTGGGGCAAGGTAGTGGCGAGTCGGGATATTGATGCTGGTTCCCGCAGGATGAAAAAAAGCAACGGCGTCTGGACAACGATTCCGGCTGCCAGAAAAAAGTACGTAATAGGGTGGAACGGAAAGAGGTTCGCAGTTGGGGCCGAATACAAGGCGATCCGTAAGCAGCATAACACTCTTTTCCTCGCCATATGCGAAGAGTTGGGGGTTACACCGTGAACCTTCTAGGGCTCCTTCCTGACGGATGGGGGAAACACAAAGGCTGTGGCGAGTGGGCCGGGCCTTGCCCGAACTGTGGCGGTACTGACAGATTCGTTGTCTGGCCGGAACACAAGAGCGGCGCAGCGGGCGGACGGTTCCTGTGCCGTGGTTGCGGCGCACAAGGGGATGCCGTGGAGTTTCTACGGGTATTCCAGAACCTGACCTACCGTGAAGCCTGTGAAGCCCTGCGGCTGGAACCCCGCCACGCCGTTCGTCACACCGCCGGAAAGGGCACGGCAAGGGAATGGATGCCCGAACCCGAACGCCTTCCCGCTGCCGAGTGGATGGAGCGGGCGGCCCATTTCGTCGCAACCTGTACCGGGGGCATTGAGTCCGGGCCCGCACTGGAAACGTTGCAAGGCCGTGGCCTGTCCCCTGAAACGGCCCGTGCTTTGGGCATCGGTTGGAACCCTGCGGACAGGTACGGCCGCCGCGCCGATTGGGGGCTTGATGAAGAGGCGAACCCGGAGACGGGCCGTCCGCGCAAGGCATGGCTTCCCCGTGGGCTGGTGCTTCCGATCCGCCGCAAGGCCGGAGTGACGGCATTGCTTATTCGCCGCGCCGACTGGAAACCGAAAGACGACCTCCCCAAGTATTGGCAGGTCAAAGGTTCCGGGAATGGCTGTTACGTCATCGGCAAGCCGGGCCTTCCGGTGGTGCTGGTGGAATCCGTTCTTGACGCCGTGTTGATCTGGCAGGAGGCACGCGACCTCGTTGCGGCGGTGGCCCTTACCGGGTCCACGAAGAAGCCCGATGCCCAGACGACGGACTTTTTGAGAAACTCCCCCGGCATTCTATGGGCACTGGACTTTGACGAGGCCGGGCGCAAGGCGTCGTCGTGGTGGCGCGAACACTTCCCCGGCATGAGGACATGGCCTTGCGCCGCGGGTAAAGACCCCGGCGAAATGCTCAAGGTGGGCATCCCCATCCGTCCGTGGCTTGAAGCCGTCCTCCTGTGTGAACCTGCGCCCTGCCGAGAAACGCACAAAAACGCCCCTCAGAGTGCCGAAAGGCAAAAACATGGCTCAGGGCTCATGCCACAATTGGAACCGTCCGCAAACGACACGTTGGAACGTTTGGCGGCTCTCGATACCAACATAGCCGCACTGGTGGGTTGGGAGGTGGCGCCACACCTTCAGGACGGGGAACTTGTCATTGATGGTCTGGACAGGCTGGACGCCGAAAACCGGGCCGGACTGGAACGTTGGTTTGCCCATAAGGGGCCGAACGGCGAACCGCGCCGGGAACGTGTGATTCGTGCCCTGCGGACGGGAAGGAGGGCGGCATGTTGATTGTGGTGGACAGCCGGGAGCAATGCCCGTTCCCCTTTACCCATGAGCGGTACGAAGCGAAGACGAAGCAAGGCGCGCTGACCGTGGGTGACTACTCCCTTGCCGGTCTTGAGGACAAGGTGGCGGTTGAACGTAAGAGCCTTCCCGACTTGGTGGCCTGTTTGGGCCGGGAGCGGGAACGGTTCGAGCGTGAGTTGATGCGCGGGGCGGCGCTGGATGCCTTCGCCGTGGTTGTAGAAGCTGACTGGCTGATGTTGGCCCGTGGCGAGTACCGCAGCCAGTTGAAGCCGCACGCGGCCTGTCAGAGCGTGCTGGCGTTCACGGCGCGGTATCGGGTGCCCTTCCTGTTTGCCGGAACCCGTGGGGCGGCGGAGTACATGACGTGGGGATTCCTGCGCCAGTATCTCGAATCCGCCCGGAAGCGGTGGCGGGCCATAGCTAAGGCGCAGGGCGACGATGCGGCATAACCCCCACACGGGGCGAGTGTGAAATGCCAAGCGATAAAAGGAGAATGGATATGCAGCAGGAAGACAAGGCTTGTTTCGTACAGGGCGGCAGGGAGCTTGCCGAAGCCGCTTACAAGACCGGATTCGATGACGGATTTGAGGCGGCGGTGTACTCGCTCATGACCATATCGGACGGACTGAAAGAGCGAGACGGCGCAGGCCTCCCCTCTGAGATCATCGTGGCTCTCGGCAAATGCAGGGCGAAAGCCTTTGAGTGCTTTGGGCGGGATCGGTTCGAGGTGCGAACGGTGCCCCCGATGGGCGGAGAGCAGTAGCTTGGATTGAACCGAGAATAAACTGAGAAGAATACGGAGATACCATCATGGGAAAGGTTGAAACCCACGCCAACGGCAAGGATATTCTGGTGCACCCCCTCAGGCTTGAGGATGTGATTGAAGAAATGGACAGGCTGACGGTGGCGGCATGGCAGACGCGGGACGAACGCCCGGAACTTCGGGACGAGTTCACGCAACGGAGTCTGGTTTTCGGTTCAGCATTGTTCCACTTGAAGAAGTTCTCTGAACTGCTGGAAGTCGTGCGGGACGTGGCTTGTGATATGCCCGCGGTAGGGACGGAGCAATAACGGCGTCCCATTGGGCAGTGAAGTTTTGGGGGAATAACCTATGCTCGGAATTCGTCGGTTTCTCAAAGGCGGTATCGTTATTGCGGCATGCCACGGGGTGATTGGGCCGGGAACGGCGCATCGGCTTCTGTCATTTTTCAGGCTGATTCATGTTTAATGCTTCCGTTGCTGCGAAGTTTTTGGCATGGGAACTTATCATAAAGAACAACAGGATGCGCCAATATTGGCACTCATCGGGAAAGGAGGCGAGAGTATGTTTTTCTGGGTAGTCTTTTTACGTGGAACAACCGTAGACGTGACGGAGTGCTGGCGGGCCATGTATGACGAGATAAAGGTTTTGGGGAAGGGTATGAACAAAGAACGATGCGAGGTGCTGGTATGACTGTGGCCGTATCATACATCCCTACACTGCTCTTTGGTTTGGGTGCCATTGCCGATGCATTCCGTGTCAGCCCCGAACGTGTGAAGCGATGGATAGAACAGGGAGCGCCGGTTGTCGTTGACGGTGAGGGCGGGAGTCGGCGCTACACTGCTGAACTTGCCGCCTTGCAGGCTTGGCGGGTTCAGATGAGTGCGGCCAAGGAGGAGTGAGCCGCTTTTCGGCGGCTTTTACAAAAAACGTCAACCTCCCCTCGCACCTCCCCGTATACCCCCCTTTATACCTCCCCCTGTTGTCGGGATATGAAAAACCCTCTGTGCTACGCTCCTGCCATCTTTCAATGCGGGAGCGTTTTTTTATGCCGAACCAACAGGAAGTCTTTGAAGCCGCCCATGCCCATGTCGCCAAGTGGGAGGGAGGATACTTTGACCATCCGAACGATCCGGGGGGCGTCACCATGTACGGCGTCAGCCTCATGTTCCTGAAGGGGCTTGATCTCTGGGAAGGGGACATTGACGGCGACGGGGATATTGATCGGGACGATGTGCTGGCCGTCACCAAGGATACGGCCCGGGACATCTTCAAGCGTCACTTCTGGGACAGGCCGCGTGCCGGGGAAATGCCCCCGCTGGTCGCGGTGTGCTTCTATGACTTCGCCGTCAATGCGGGTGTCCCGCGTGCGGCGAGGATGCTGCAAGGGCTCCTGCGCGTTGGGGTGGACGGCATCGTCGGGCGGAACACGTTGGCGGCTGCGGCGTCTTGCAACCAGCGCGAGCTGGCGTCCCTCATGCTCTTGGAGCGTGAGCAGTGGTACCGCGGACTCGTGGCGAAGAAGCCGAAGTCCGCGGCGTTCCTGCGCGGCTGGCTCAACCGTACCTCTGATTGCCGGGCGCTGGTCGAACGGCTGGCGGCGCGGTGGGGGATTACGGGATGAATCGGCGGGCGGTGCTGGCCGGGGCGCTGTGCCTCTTCGTTATTGGGCTTGGTGTGTACGTCCTCACCTTACGAACGGAACGCGACACGGCCCGGACGGAAGCGCAGGAAGCCCGGCAGGACACCGCTACATGGAAGGCCGCCGCGCAGTCGGGAGAGGCCGCGGTCAGGGAACTGGCGGCGGCGAAGGCCACGGCGGAAGCTGCGGCGGCGGAACGGGACGCCATAATCAAGGCGCTCACGCGGGACAGGGACGAACAGCGGCGCAAGCTGCGGGAGGCGATGCGGCATGACGAAGAGGCTGGCGATTGGGGTGCTACTCCTTTGCCTCCCGCTGTTCTCGGGCTGTTCCGGTAGGCGGGAAGTGGCGGCGGTTCCGTTGGTCATCCGGGAAGAGGTTCCCACGTATCTGACTGAACCGACGCCCGCGCCCGTGCTGGCCGGGGATACGAACCTCGACCTTGTAGGGCATGTATTTGACTGGCAAGCCGCGCTCGGCGCGTGCAATGCGGACAAGGCGGCGATACGGGCCGCAGCCGGGAAGGAATGATGATGCAGCCGCCCGCCCCAATGGAGGGGCTTGCCTACTACACGCAAAGCCTGCTGGCCTTGTGGCCGGACAAGGCTCTTGTCGGTTCGTGCGTCGCTGGCGTCGTCTCGCTGTTCGGCGGTGACGTCTATCTGCTGTGGATGCTGGCGGTCATGATGGTAGCCGACTTTGCCTTTGGGGTCGCGGATGCGGCGCGGCGTCGTCATTTCAGGTGTCGGATGCTGTGGCACGGGGCTCTCAAATTCTTGTACTACATGGCCTACATCGGGATCGTTGATATGGTCAACGCCAGTCTGTCGCGCTCCTTTGGCGGCGTTTACATGCCCTTCCTGAACCTGTTTATCGTCTACCTAATCATTACGGACGCCGTATCCGTCATTGCCCATATGCAGCGGCTCGGCATCCCCGTGCCGGACCTGTTGCGGCGGGTGCTCCTTCGCAGCAAGCGGAAAGTGGAGCGGCGGGTGGATGAGGCCGTGGGCGGGGAAGACGATGCCCCCTAGACCGCTCAAGGTGTGCCGCCATGCCGGATGCCATGAGCTTACCCGTGATCCGTCCGGCTACTGCCCGAAGCACAAGGAAGCTGCGGAAGCGCGGGCGAGGAAGTGGAAGGCCGAGCAGGACAGCCAGCGGGAGAGCGCGTACCGGCGCGGGTACGGGGTTCGGTGGCGGAAGCTGCGGGCGCAGATCCTTATGGATGAACCGTTGTGCCGGGAGTGCCGCAAGGCCGGGCGCATCGTGCCGGCGACGGATGTTGACCACATCGTGGCCAGAGCCGACGGCGGGACGGACGACAGGAGCAACCTGCAACCCCTCTGCCATGCCTGCCACAGCCGCAAGACCGTCCGGGAGAACGGCGGGCGTGCGGTGACACGATGAGGGGGGGATCAAATGTTTGGTGCTACCATCCGAAGACCGCATAGGGCAGGCGGATTTTTGTTCGTGCAAAATGGGGGGAGGGGGTCAACCGGGATATGGCGGGACGTAAACCGTTGCCGACACATTTGAAAATGGTTCGCGGGACGCTGCAGAAATGCCGGATGAACCCGGATGAGCCAACCCCGGACCCGGAAATCCCCGCCGCGCCGCCGCACCTGTCGCCGGAAGCGCGGGAGGAATGGGATCGGCTGGCGCTCGAACTGTATGAACTCGGCATCCTGTCCACCATCGACCGGGCGGCACTGGCGGCCTACTGCCAGGCCTATGGACGGTGGGTTGAGGCGGAAGAGCAACTCCGCAACATCGACGGCACCATGAAACTCACGGAAACGACCTCAAACGGCAATATCATCCAGAACCCTCTGGTGGGTATCGCCAACAAGTCGCTGGAACTGATGCACAAGTATTTGACCGAGTTCGGCATGTCCCCGAGCAGCCGTACCCGTGTCAGCGCAAAGAAAAAGACGGGCGAGAAAAAGGGCTTCGCGGCCTTGTAGGAAACATCATGGCAAAGGAACCGACATATCCCCACGTTGAAGCCGCGCTTCGGTACGCCCGCGATGTTGTCGCCGGGCGGATTTTGGCGTGCCAGTGGGTGATCCTCGCCTGCAAGCGCCAGCTTGACGATCTGGAGCGGTGGGACGGCGTTGACGGCGCTCCGTATTTCTTTGACCGCGCAGCAGCCGAGCGGGTGATCAAGTTTGAGGAGATGATGCCCCACGTCAAAGGGGAATGGGCGCGCAAGCGCATGACCCTGAAACTTGAGCCGTGGCAGAAGTTCATCCTTTCAACGCTGTTCGGCTGGAAGCGCGCCAAGGACGGGCTGCGGAGATTCCGGGAAGCCTATATTGAAGTGCCGCGCAAGAACGGCAAGTCCTGCTTCGTGGCTCCGATGGGCCTTTACATGCTCGTTGCGGACGGCGAAGAGGGCGCGGAAGTGTACTCCGGCGCCACTACGGAAAAACAGGCGTGGGAAGTGTACGGCCCCGCGCAGATCATGGCCAAGCGCGCCGAAGGCTTCATGGAGCACTACGGCGTGGACGTCCGCGCCAAGAATATGAACCTTATCGGTTCCGCGTCCAGATTCGAGCCGTTGATCGGTGATCCCGGCGACGGCGCGTCGCCGCACTGCGCCATCGTTGACGAATACCACGAGCACGACAGCCCGCGCCTGTACGACACCATGATCACCGGCATGGGCGCACGCCGCCAGCCTTTGATCATCGTCATCACCACGGCGGGCTTCAACCTTGGCGGCCCCTGCTATGACATGCGGCTCCGCGCCGGGAAGGTTCTTGATCGCACGCTTCAGGATGAGGAACTGTTTGCCGTCGTCTACACCATCGACGCCGAGGACGATTGGAAGAGCCCAGAGGCGCTGCGGAAGGCGAACCCAAATTTTGGCGTGTCCGTGATGGAAGACTACCTTCTGGCGCAACAGTTGAAGGCCATCCAGAACCCCTCGAAGCAGAATACGTTCAAGACCAAGCACCTGAATATCTGGTGCAACGCCCGGGCCGCCGCGTTCAACATGACGAACTGGGAGAAGTGCGCCGAGCCCGGCCTGTCGCGGGGACGCTTCGCCGGGAAACCCAGTTTCATGGGCCTTGACCTCGCCAGCAAGGGCGATTTGAACGCCGCTGTGTACCTCTTCCCGGAAGACGGCGGGACGTATGCGTTGTTTGCCGACTTTTTCCTTCCCGAAGACGCGCTTGAATCCACCCAGAATGCGGACATCTACCGGGGGTGGGCTTCCGAAGGCTGGATCACGCTCACCCCCGGCGGGATGGTCGATTACGACGCCATAGAGGAACACATCCTTGAGCAGGCCAAGCGTTTTGAGGTGCGGGAATGCCCCTATGACCCGTATCAGGCGGCGCAGCTTGTGACGCATCTGGCGGATTCAGGCCTGACGATGGTGGAGTTCGGCGCTACGGTGAAAAATTTCTCCGATCCCTTCAAGACGCTGATCGCGCTGGTGGATGCCGGGAAAATCCGTCATGACGGAAATCCCGTCCTGACGTGGTGCATGTCCAATACGGTCTGTTTCACGGACGCCAAGGACAACATCTATCCCCGGAAAGACCGTTACGAATACAAGATCGACGGCGCGGTGGCCGCGATCATGGCGCTTGGTCGGGCGCAGGCCGTGCCGGAAGAAGGATCCGGAGCCGTCATCACACAAGGCTTCGTTGACCTGTGGGGGAACCTGTAATGGCGGGCATGAGAAGGAATCCCCTTACCGCACGCCGCACCGGGCGGCCTCAGAATGCCAGCGTATCCGGCGGGGCCTCTTTTTCCGACTTCTCCGAACTGTTCGGCATGGGCGCGCCGGTGGCTTCCGGGCAGGTTGTGACGCCCGAGTCCGCCATGCGCTTCTCGGCGGTGTTCGCCTGCGTCCGACTGCTCGGCGGCGCGGTGGCTTCGGCTCCGGTGAAGGTCTACCTGCGGGAAGGCACGGAACAGCGCCAGCTTGCCCACGGGCACCCGCTGGCGGACGTGCTGCGCCTGCGGCCCAACCGATTCATGACGTCCACCACGTTCTGGAAAACCTTTGTCGCCCACAAGGTGCTTCAGGGGAACGGCTACGCCCACATCATCCGGGAGCGTTCCGGCGAACCCGTGGGGCTGTATCCCCTGAACCCGCGCAACGTGGTCGTCTATTGGGCGTGGGAACTCGGGCTTGATCAGCGGCTCGGCGTGGAGCGGAACAGGCTGTTCTACCGGGTGACGTTCGAGGACGGGCAAGCGCAGCTCTACGATCAGGACGACATGCTGCACGTCCCCAATGTCGGTTGGGACGGCAAGCGGGGCCTGTCCACCATTTCGGCGGCGGGGCAGGGGATCGGCCTCGGGCTGGCGGCGGAAGAGTCCAGCGCCCGGTTTTTCAGCAACGGGATGCTGTCGAAAATCGCCCTGACCTATCCGGGGAAGCTCGATCCTAAAGTAGCCGACGATCTGCGGGAGTTTTTCGACGCCCGGTATACGGGCACGGCCAACCACCACCGCCCATTGCTTCTCACTGAAGGCGGCGAGGCCAAGACGTTGAGCATGTCCGCGGAAGACGCGCAGCTTATCGAATCCCGGCAGTTCTCCGTCATCGACATTTGCCGTTTCTTCGGCGTTCCCCCGGTCATGATCGGGGAGACGGAAAAGACCTCATCGTGGGGGAGCGGCGTCGAGCAGATGGCACGCTGGTTTACGACCTTCACCCTGAACGATCACCTGACCGCCATTGAACAGGAGCTTGAGGCCAAGCTGTTCCGGGACGGTTTCTTTGCCGAGTTCGACGAATCCGAGCTGACCCGTGGCGATACCAAGACGCGGGGCGAGTTCTACCGTATCGCCCGAGGCTCCATGTAGGAGCCGGGCTTCATGACCACAAACGAGATCCGGGCCGCCGAGGGCCTGCCGCCCATCGATGGCGGCGACGAACTGCAACACCCTGTGAAAAAGGACGAAAATGGACAGACTGTTGAAACTCCTACGCGACAACGCCCGGAACAGGACGGTCAGCCCCCCAAAAGCTAAGGCTGAAGAGTCCGGGGAGGCCACGCTGTACCTTTATGACGTGATCGTTTCCGACGATTACTGGGGTGGCGTGGCGGCGGAAGCCTTTGTGAAGGAGCTGAACGCAACCGCCGCGCCGACCATCCACCTGCGGATCAATTCCCCAGGCGGCGAGGTGTTCGCGGCGCGGGCCATTGAAGCGGCCATACGGAACCATCCGGCGCGGATTGTCGCCCATGTGGACGGGTACGCGGCAAGCGCGGCTTCCTTCGTGGCCGTGGCCTGTGACGAGGTGGAGATCGCGCCCGGCGGGTTCTTCATGATCCACAAGGCATGGACGTTCACGGCGGGCAACGCCGACGATCTCCTGCACACGGCGGAAATGCTGGAAAAGCTCGACGCCTCGCTGGTGGACACCTACGCGAAAAAGACGGGGTGCGCTCCGGAAGCGATCGCCGGATGGATGAAGGCCGAAACGTGGTTTTCCGCCGGAGAATCCGTTGAACACGGTTTTGCCGACCGCGTGGCCGAAGCCGCTCCGAAGGCACAGGCCGACTGGAACCTTTCCGTCTACGCCAACGCTCCGGTTGTTCCGGCTGCGGCGTCTTCCGTCAACCCTCAGAACCGCGAACGGTACGAGCGTACCGCCCGCCTGTTTGCCGTGACCCGGCACTAGGAGATTTTTGCATGAGCAGCATTCAGGAATTGCGCGAGAAGCGCACGGCCAAGGCCCGCGAGTACCGGAACCTTCTGGACAGGCATCCCGAAAGTATCCCGGAGGAAGCGGCCAACAACCAGTTTGACGCGCTGGAAAGCGAGATTTCCGCCCTTGATGAGGCCATTGCCCGCCATGAAAAGGCGCTGGCGATGGAAGCCGACCGTCTGACGGGGGAACCCCGCGACGAACGGGAAAACACGACGAACGCCCTTTATGACAAGTGGATGCGGAACGGCCCGCAGGCGTTGACGCCCGATGATTGGGCCGCCGTCCGCAACACCATGAGCACCGGGACGGATGCGCAGGGCGGGTATACCGTACCCACGGAAGTCTCCGGCACCATCATTGAGGCGTTGAAGGCGTTCGGCGGGATGCGTTCCGTGGCCACCGTGATCAGCACGGCCACCGGCGTGCCCATGACCATGCCCACCAGCGACGGCACCACCGAAGAAGGGGAAATCCTCGGCGAAAACACGGCGGCGGCCGCTGCCGATCCCTCGTTCGGCGTCGTGAATCTCGGGGTGCACAAGTACAGTTCCAAGACGGTCGCGGTGCCCATCGAACTGCTTCAGGACTCCAACGCGGACATTGAGGCCTTCGTGAACAACCGTCTGATCACCCGTTTGGGGCGCATCACGAACAAGCACTTTACTGTTGGAACGGGCAGTTCTCAGCCTTCCGGTGTGCTGACCGGCGCCACGCTCGGCGTCACCGGCGCGAAGGCGCAGGGTGACCTACGACGATCTGGTGGAATTGGAGCACAGCCTTGATCCCGCCTACCGCGAAGGGGGGCGATGCACCTTCATGTTTGCCGACACCACCCTGAAGGCGATCAAGAAGCTGAAGGACGGGCAAGGCCGACCCCTGTGGCTTCCCGGCATTGATGTGAAGGAACCCGCGAGCATCCTTGGCTATCGGTATGTCATCAACCAGTCCGTCCCGGCAATGGCGGCGACGGCCAAGTCCGTGCTGTTCGGCGATTTCTCCAAGTACATCATCCGCGACGCCATGGGCATCACCATGTACCGTTTTGCGGATTCCGCGTTTGCCCAGAAGGGGCAGGTGGGGTTCCTCGCCTTCATGCGCTCGGGCGGCGTCCTGACGGATGCGCAGGCCGTGAAGTTCTTCCAGCACGGCGCGGCGGCCTAGCCATGACTGTACGCCTGATCACGCCGCCCGCAGCGGAACCCGTCACGCTTGAAATGGCCAGGCTGCACACCCGCGCCGAAGCCGTGGAGGATGATGCCCTGTTGACGGTGTTGATCACGGCGGCGCGCCAGCAGGGGGAGGGCGTCACCCGCCGCGTATTCGGAGAATCCGTCTGGGAGGTCGAAACAGGCCCCCTGACGGCCCCCTTCCGGCTTCCCCTCGTGCCCTGCATGGCGGTGGCGTCCGTAACCGTGGGCGGCGAGGCGGTGGATGCCGGGCTGTACGGTTTCACGCCGTCCGGCCTGTCGCCGCAGGAATCGCCGTTGCGGGCGGCTTTCATCCCCGGCCCGGATTTTCCGCAGGGGGAAACCGTGCTGACGGTGAGGGCGGGCTATCCCGCCGACAGGTTCCCGGAACCGATCCGCCAGTGGATGCTGGTGCGGATCGGGACGCTGTACGAACAGCGGGAGAGCTTCGCCGTGGGGTCGAACTTCAATGAGTTCGGGCGGTCATTTGTGGACTGCCTGCTTGATCCATATGTTATAGCGGGAGGGTTTTAAGATGGAGAAATTCATAGCGTTCAAGTGGACGCCTTGGAGGGTGTTAAAGCTGATCCTGTTTAGCTTGTTTATGGTTTGCGTCCCGACCTATCTCTTTTGTTCTCTCGCCGCGTGGAGTCTGGACTTTACCGTCTGGCATTGGTCTCTGCGGGGGCTGTTTGGCGTCGCGTTGTTTTTGTTCGTTCCTCTACTGGTATACGCGGTCAAGCAACAGTTGAGAGAGGAACCGCGAAAGTCTGGAAAACTCTGATGCGTGCCGGTTCCCTTCGCCACCGCGTGACCATCCAGCGGCAGGAACTCGTTTTTGGGAAATTTGGAGCCCCGCTACATGACAAGGTCTGGGAAAACGTGGCGACGGTCTGGGCTTCGCTGGAAGCCATGAGCGGGCGGGAGTTTTTCGCCAGCCAACAGGCACAGTCCGAAGTCACGCAGCGCATCCGCATCCGGTATAGGCCGGACGTGACGGCGGACATGCGCGTCATCCACAACGGGAAGGTGTTCAACATCGTTGCCCCGTTGCCGGACAACCGGGGCCGGGAACTGGTGCTGATGTGCCGGGAGGTGAGCTGTGAGCAATGACGTCGTGGTGGACATCCCGATTGAGGAAATCCGCGCAGGGGTGCGGGCGGAAATCGACTCCGATCTTGGGGGGATTGCCGCGCAGGTCTTTGAAAAGGCCAAGGCTTCAACGGCGTTCAGGGACAAGACGGGGAGGCTGCGGCAATCCATCTGGATTTACCGCTCGAAGTATAAGGACGGCGGCTATGTGGTCTATGTGAAGGCCCCGCACAGCCATCTTGTGGAGTTCGGGCATGAGCAGATAGCCAAGGACGGAAAAACCGTACTGAAGCACGTTCCCGGAAAGCATTTCCTCCGCAAGGCCCGCAACGCCGTCCGCCGAAAGGTTGATGCGATGCTTCAGGACATGATGGGGGATGCCCACTATGGCAAGCGCCGTTGATTTTGAAACTGTCCTGCTGCGGATGTTGCAGGAGGATGCGGGCTTGTCCACATTGGTTGGCAGCAAGGTTTTCCCCTTGTTCATTCCGTCCGGGAATTATCTTCCCTGCGTCACGTTCCAGCGACTCGGCGGGAGGCCCGCCAACACGCTGTCCGGGGTGTCCGGTTTGGAAGAAATCGACCTTCAGATTGACGTGTGGGCACGGGACTATGACGAGGCAAAAGCCATTGCCAAGGCCGTTCGTGCCGCCATGCCGCCAAGCGGCCCGCGGTTCAGCGCGCATCTGATCGAGGATCAGGATTTGTACGAGGACGGGACGAATTACTTCCGCGTGAACATGGAGTTCAAGGTCTGGTTCCTCGAAACCGAATAGGAGATTGAAACATGCCCAACAAACAGATTGCGGTCGGCGCCAGAACCAAAGTCCTGATGGACGTGGAAACGTCCTACGGCGTGGCTCCGACTACGCCGGGGGGTGTCCTCCTCCCCATCAACTCGTTTTCCCTGAAGCCGTCCCGCGCCAAGAACACCCCGGGGACGCTGACGGGCCGCTATGACCCGGCGGAACCCTTTGACGGGAACCTTGAAGTGTCCGGCGGCGTTGTCGTCCCGGTTGACGCACGGGCTTTCGGCCACTGGCTCAGGGCTATGTTCGGCGCTCCGGCCACGACCGGGACGGGTGAACCCGCCGCCGCGCCGTTCACCCACGTCTGGAAGTCCAACAAGGACATGCCGTCCCTCGTCATGCAGGCCACCTATGGGGACATCTACGGCCAGTTTGTAGGTTGCAAGGTGTCGTCTCTGGCTATGCAGGCGGGCGGCGACGGGGAATTGACCGCCACGGTCAACATGCTCGGGCGCGATGCCGATTATGTGGATGCCGACTACAACGCCAGTGCCCCGTCCGTGGCCATGAAGCGGTTCAACAATTTTCAGGGTTCCCTGTTGAGCGGCGGCGCGGAGATCGGCGTGGTTACTGATTGCAGCCTCAATATTGATTTCGGGCTGGATTCGAGCATCCGCAAGCTCGGCGATAAGGGGCGGGTCTATGATCTGCCTCAGGGCGTCATGGCGGTTACCGGCAGCCTCACCGTGTTCATCACGGACAAGGCCCTGCTCATGAAGGCCAAGAACAGCGAGGAACTCAGCCTTGATCTGTCGTTCGCCATCGATGAGGGCAACAAGCTGACGTTCAGCGTCCCGGAAGTGCAGCTCAGTTATAACGGCCCGACCGTGGACGGCCCCACGGGGATCAAGATGGATCAGAGTTTTTCGGCGTACTTCAACGACAACGCGGACAACGCCTCTGTCGTCGTTACTCTCGTCAATGACGTGGAATCCTATTAACCAGCAAACTCAAAAGGAAAACACCATGCGTACCATTACTCTTTCCGGTCAGGACTTCATCGTGAACCCGCTCAAAGGCAAGGACATCAAGGCGCTCAAGGCGCAGGGCTTCGACCTCATGGGCGGCGGGTATTCGATTTCCGAGGGCATGGACGCCGTGTTCACCGTCGCCGGGTTCGACGCGGCCCAGACGGACGAACTGCCCTTCCCCGACATCCTCGCCCTGCACAAGGCCATCGTGAACGAAACCTTCGGCGTGGCGGAAGAAGAAAAAAACTAGCGGCGGTCTGGGAGTGGCTTTCCGGTGAGGGCGCGGAATACTGCGCCACCTGCCGGAAGGCCTCCCGGAACCGCGACGATCTGGATTGTGAAGAGTGCGAGGGGCGTTGCCCGGATCTCATGCCGGAGAACGCCGCCGCATGGGAACTGCTCCAGGCGGGCGCTACCCAACTCCGCATGTCAGGCATGGGCGGCCCTGTGGGGTTCGACTACAGCGCGCTGGCGCTGGTGGCGGAAGCCTTCGGTATCGATCTGACGCCCGGCATGTGGCGGAAGGTGCAGGCCGTGGAAACGGTCATCCGCCGCAACGCCGCGAAACAGGCTGAAAAAACGCAACAGGCTTCCGCATCCACGCGGTGAGCGGTTCATTGACAACGGCATAGCGATTTTTGCGGATGGAAAGGGCCGGGATGTGGGGTCCCGGCCTTGATTGCTCAATGGCGTTTGGGTTCAACACCACTTCCACAGTAAAATCTGGTAGAGCTACTTGGACTCTCCCTCAATTTTATTCCTCGAATTTTCCACTATCGAACTCTGTGATTTCAGACTCGAAATAGCTTGGATAATACCAATTCCAGCTATGCAGATAGCCAAAACAATGAACCATGTTCCTGCATAAACCTGATGCATGGCTGATTGTGCGTTCTGATATGCCAGAAAAGCTTCAAGTGCTGCGAACGCTCCAAAGAGTATCAATATTCCTTGAATGACAGAGACCATTTGTCACTTCCCCCCTGTTAGTTTTTCTTAACATGAGTCTCTACAATAGGTTTTCTTATTTTTTCGAACCATAACCTACAGAGAAAGTCAACTTCCATTCGCAGAAATCGCCATGCCGTATCAGACAGGAAGTGAGGCATGGCAAGAAAAACGCCCGGCATTTATATAGCGATCCGTGGTGATTACTCCGCGTTTGAAACCGATTTGAACCGCGCCAAGCTGGTTGCCAAAGAGCAAGGCGAAGCCATTGCCAAGAGTATAGGTAATGCGGTTTCCAAGGCGGATCTCACCGGGGGCATCAACAAACTGACGCGGGAATTGAAGACGGCACAGACGGCGCTGGCTTCGGGTGCGTTCAAGGGGCAGGTGTCGGGGCTGGATGAAATCGCCAAGGCCGCCGGGGTCAGCTCGAAGCAGCTTGAAGGCCTGACCAATTCCATGCTCAAGTCTCAGGCCGCCGCGACTGCGAACCGGGCTTTTGAGTATCTACAGAAGAACGCCGGGCTATCCACGCTTGAGCTTGCTAAATTGCGGGTGCAGTTGGGCGATACATCCGGGGCTATGTCTACGCTTTGGAGCGGCGCGAAGGCCGCCGCCGTTCCGGTCATGGCCATCGGCGCGGCGGCGATTTATGCCGGAAAAGCTTGTTTTGACGCCTCGCTGCAAATGGACAGGCTAGTTAAATCATACACCACCATTGAAGGCTCCACCTCAGGGGCTGTCTCCCAACTCGATTACATCTATGAGATCAGCAACAAGCTCGGGCTCGAATTCCAGTCGACAGCAGAAGCGGCCAAAGGGTTCTTTGCCGCAGGGAAGGGGAGCGCGCTCCAAAAAGATCTGAACGGCATTTTTGAAGGCGTATCCCAAGCCGGTGCCGCTTTGTCCCTGAGCACAGAACAGATGGACGGCGTATTCCTCGCGCTAGGGCAGATGATCAGCAAGGGGAAGGTGCAGGCGGAAGAGCTGCGCGGGCAGTTGGGTGAACGCCTTCCCGGTGCTTTCAATCTTGCGGCGAAGGCTATGGGCTTCACCACCGCACAGCTCGACGATATGCTCAAGAAAGGGCAGGTCACTGCGGAAGATATGCTTCCCAAGCTAGCCGCCGTTTTGAAGGATGAGTTCGGGCCAGCGGCGGAACAGGCCGTACAAGGTGCACAGGGGGCGGTGAACCGCCTGAGCACGGAATGGAATTTGTTCAAAGCGACGGTGATGGACAACGGCCCTATCATCACGGCTATTAATGCTATTACAGATGCTATGGGTAAGGCCAATGCCGCACAACGAGAACAAGAGCTTGAGAAAAGGATGGAGGCTGCGGGCTGGGAAAAGGCTACGACAATGCCCATGTGGGGTGTCCCATTTGGTGAAACAGTTAAAAAGTATACTGAAGAACAGAAAGAAATATTCAGAGAATACGAAAAAGTTGTTTTAGCAGATGCCCAAAAAATGAAATCAGTACAGGAGGAAGCGAATAAAATTCTTGCAGAAGGGGAGGCTAGGACGGCAGATTTTCTTAAGAATACTACTGAAAGTAAAATCGCCGCATTGAATAAAGATTATGACGAAACGGTGTTAGCTCTTACCAAAAAAATGATTTTGTACCAGCAACAGGGACAGGATTTTTCTGGTCTTCAAAAAGAGCTTTTGAAGGTTGACGCAGAATATGATCGTCAGCTCGAAGCGTTGAACAAGAAAGGCATGGAATCCGCTGAAGATGCCGCAAAAAAAGCGGCATTGTCGGCCACCAATCTTGATGAGCTGCGGAAATCCGTAGAGGCGTTGGAGGCCGCGAATATCCCTGCCGCCAAGTCCTTTGACCAGATGGCGGAGAAAATCCGGGAGCAATCCAAGCAAACTCAAATTGCCATTGAAGCCGATGCCGCCCGCATGGTGGCCACCAAGAAACTCACCGTTGCGCAGGCGGAAGAGTGGAAGGGCCTCAAGTTTCGTGAGGACGCCGCAAAGACGACTCAGAAGCTGGCTGAGGTGGAAGCCAAGCGCGGCGAACAGGATAAAAAATATGCCGATCTCCGTCTCGACTTTGAGAAGCGATATGCCGACATGGTGGGCCTGTCGTCTGAAGCCGTGTCAAAATCCATCTCGAAGCAGGCGGAAGAGTACCGGAAGGCCATAGAAGCCGGAGAGAACGCCGCCGAGGAGCTGGTACGCCTTGAAGAATGGAAGCGTGACCAGATCCAGCGTGCCAGCCGCGAGGCGATGGACGGCGCACAGGTGGCCTTGCGCGACTATCAGGTCGAGGCCTCGAATCAGGCCAAGTCAATGAACGACGCTTTCCGTAGCTTGTTCTCCGGCATGGATTCCGGCTGGAAATCGGCATGGGAGCAGATGATCGAGACGGGCAAGGTGTCCCTGTCTTCGTTCCGCTCCGCGTTCGCATCATTCCTTGCCGATTTGATGCATATGGCCATCACCCGGCCCATCACGGTTCAGATTGCGGGCGTGGTGTCCGGTATGCTCGGCACGGGCGGCGTGGCGTATGCGGCGGGGGGCTCGGGGAGTAACGGCGGCGGTACTGGCGGACTTCTCGGTAACATTCCGTTTTCTAGCATTCTGCCGGACTCGTGGACGTCTGGCGCGACGGGGCTCTTTTCCGGTATAACCGGGGGGATCAATAGTTTTGCCTCAAATTTGACGGGTGGTTTTTTCGCGTCTTCGGCAACTGAGGCTCAATTCAATGCATTGGCGAATAGCATTACAGGGGGTTGGGGGGTAGGAGGTTCCACGCTTCTCGGCACGCTCGGCGCGGCTGGCGCTGGTTTCGGCCTCGGTTCTCTTGCGGGCAGCCTGCTTTTCCCCAACCAGCCAAACATCAGCACAGGCGCGGGGATTGGTGGCGGGCTCGGCGCGGCCATCGGTTCCGTCGTGCCCGGCATCGGTACGCTCCTTGGCGGTACAATCGGCAGCCTGCTCGGTGGGGGGATTGGTTCCCTCTTCGGCGGCGGTCGGCGGACGCACGCCAGCGTGTACGGCAAAATGGAGGACGTGGGGTTTTCCCGGGATCAGCAGACGTACATCGACGCCTTTATGGGCGGGGCTTGGTACGACCGGGCCGGGAAGTCCGAGGCCGAGCCGTTCGCGCAGGGGATTGCCCAAGTCGCCAGCCAGACCGCCGGGAGCCTTCTGGATATTGCCGGGGCATTGCCTGAGCAGATCCGCCAGAACGCGCTGTCCGGTCTGGAAACTTCCACATGGTCCGCCGGGCGGGGCGTCTCCGATGCGTCGTGGAACTTCCAGTGGTGGGAAGAGGGCATGGCCGAGGAACGGCTTGAGGAAGCCGCCAAGGACATGCGCAACCAGATGACCGCCGTGGCCCAACAGGTTTTCTCGAACGCGGGCATCTCGCAGTTCTTTGATTCGTTTGACGTCACCACCGACGAGGGGTTGCAGAAGGCGTCCACGGCGCTTTCCGCAATCAGTGCGGTGAAGAGCGCGACCGACGCCATCAAGAGCCCGCTGTCCGAGATGGAACAGCAGGCGCAGTCCGCCAAGGCGCAGCTCGATGCATGGACGCAGAGCATGACGGATTCGGGCGTGAACGCACAGTACGCGGCGGGGCTCATCAATGAGTACCGGAACGCCTTCATCAACGACTACATCAAGACGCTGGACGAGTCCTTGCACCCGCTTTCGGCCTACGAACAGGCGGTGAAGACGGCGAACGAGGCCGTGGATCAGCGCAAAAAGGCACTTGAGATCATCGGGGCCACGGAAGGGCAGCTTGCGCAGGTCGAGGCCATGCGCGCCGAGGTGGTGAAACAGGCCACGGAGGAAATGCTGCGCTCGTTCGACCAGTCCGTCGCGCAACGGTGGGCGGCGGTGAACGGCAACAGTGATGAGGTGGGCCGGGCTATCTCACAGGCCAACGAGTTGCGGGAGACGATCCAACAGTTCGGGGAAGGTTCGGCGCAGGTCGCGGAACTGTTGAAGCTTCACGCGGCGGAGACGGCGAAGGCCGCGCAGGACGCTGCGAAGTCAGAATACGATTCGCTCAAGGCGCAGATGGACGCGCTGGAACAGCAGCGGGTCCAGCTTCAGCAACAGGCGATACAGGAGCAGATCAACGCCATCAACGAGCAGCTTTCCGCCGCGAAGACGCTCAAGAGCACATGGGAAGGGCTGGACAAGAGCCTTGGTCAATCCCGGTACAACCTGTTTGCCGGGAGCGCCAACCTTGATGCTGAAAACCGCCTCGGAACGGTGCAGGCCGAGTTCCGGCGGCTGTCCGGGCTTGCGCTTGGCGGCGACTCCGACGCGGCGGGCCAGCTTGCGGGCGTGGGTAATTCCCTGCTCGACCTCGTGAAACAGACGGCGGGCACGGAAGAGGAATACCTCGACGCTTTCTGGGCGGTGAACGCACAGTTGAAGGCCGCGCAAGAGGCGGCGGGTGCGCAGGTGTCCGCAGCCGACAAGGAACTTGAAGCGTTGCAAGGCCAGCTTGATGTCCAGAACGCGGCGCTTGCGGAGTTGCAGGGCCAGAGCGCCACGCTTGAGGAAATCGAAAAGCAGATTGCGGAATTGAGGCCGCTTCTGGATGCGGCCGGCGACAAGGCCGGAGTGAAGGCGTTCGCCCGTGGCGGGCTCGCCATGCCGGGCTGGTCCCTTGTGGGCGAGGAAGGGCCGGAGCTTGTGAACTTCTTGCAGCCGGGGCGCGTGTACACGGCGGCGGATACGGCGGCGCTGTTCCGCAGCGTGACGCCTCGGGCGGCTGACACCGATTCGGGAAGCGATGCGGAGGTCAAGGCGCTGCGGCAGGAAGTCTACCAGCTTCGCCGGGACATGCTCATTTCCATGTCCGAGATCGCCAGATTTTCCCGCCGCACGTCCGACATGGTGGAAGCGTGGGACGCCGAGGGGATGCCGGGGGTGCGGGCATGAAGCTCATAGAGCCGCAGGCCATCCGGTTGCTGTCCAGCACCGTGCCGGAAAACGACGCCCCGGCGTGGAGTGCGGGCACGGCGTATCAGATCGGGGATTCCGTCATCCATGAGCACAAGGTCTACAAGGCCGTGGCCGACAGCACGGGTAAACAGCCGGATCAGCACAGCGAGGGAACCGACGCTTTCTGGCGGCTCATGGGGCCGACGAACCGTTACGCCATGCTCGACCAGTATGTGTCCACGCAGACTGTCGCGGCTGAGGACGTCATGACGTTTGCGGTAACCTTCAACCGCTGCACCGCGTTCGCGCTCTTGAACTTCAAGGCTACCAGCATCCGGGCCGTGGTGAAGGACGGCGACGGCCTCGTCATGTACGACCGCACGGTGAATACGCTGAAAGACGTGGACGGCTACTGGAAATACTACTTCCTGCCCCTTGAGCGCATCGTGGATCAGGCCGTGACCAACATTCCCATGTCGCCCGTGGCCACGCTTGAGGTCACGCTCACGCAGGAAGGGGGCCCGGCGCTCGGGCAGGTCATCGCGGGGCAGGCGTGGCCTATCGGTACGACGCAGTACAATACCCGGCTCGGCATCCGGGACTATTCAAGAAAGGACACCGACGAGTTCGGCAACACGCGGCTGGTCAAGCGGGCCAACGCCAAGCGCACGAGCCTGCCCTTGTACCTGCACCCGTCCCGGCTGGACAGCGTGCGGGAAATCCTCGCCCGGATGCACGGCCTTCCCGCGCTCTGGCTCGGGGACGACAACGAGGGCATCGGCTCCTACCAGTCGCTGACTGTCTGGGGCTGGCTTGAGGACTGGAACGCGACCGTCATCGGGCCGAACGAAATCAGCATGACCATTGACATACAGGGGTTGAAATAATGGCAGTAAAGCAGCTTCCCAAGATTTCGGATCTCCCGGAACCGCCGGACAGACTTGTGGGCGATCAGGAACGGTTTGACGTGCTGACGTTCAACAGTCTGAAAGCACAGAAAAAGATGGTCAACGAGGACCTGAACAAGACGCTGATCCCCGCGCTGAACGCCTTTGCCGTGGATGTGAACGCCAGCGTCGACGCGGCGGCTCTGAGCGAACGGAACGCCCACGACTCGGAAGAGGTGGCGAAAAGGAAGGCGGGTGAAGCCTCGGGCTCGGCGGGGGCCGCAAAGGTTTCGGAAGACAACGCGAAAGTCAGCGAGACGAACGCCCTTGCGTCGAAGAACGCGGCGGCCCTTTCCGCCGAATCCGCCGAATCCGCCCGCATAGCGGCGGAAGCGGCCCGCGACGAGGCGCAGGACCTCGCCAATGTCGGGTATGTGTCGGAAGGCCACGCGGGGCTGGCGAAGGTCGACGGAAAGACCACGCAGGCCGACGCGGGCGGCGTGATCACCGTGAAAGATGTGGCGATTGGTGGGGATCTCGGGGATCTGGCGAGCGCGCGGGGGCAGATTGGGGACAATATCCGGATCAATACAGCTTCGGATCTGAACG